GGCTCACTTACCGACTGTTAACGGATTGAGATTGAGCCACCGAGTGCCTGACGGCATCGAGGTGCCGGACGTGCGTAACGCAATGGACCGGCCTCACCCACACCCGCTGGGCTCCATCACGAGAGCCAAGGTCTTTCACGACTACGTAGTAGTCGATCGACCTGGCACGTTTACCATCTCCGTAGGGGATCGCGCAACCCGCGCGGCGTGTCTCAGCTTTGACCGGGTGACCGTCACCAACCCCGTCGCGAGGGCAACCATACCGTTGCACTCCCTAGCGCCTGTCATAGAGGCGCGCGACGTGCACCGAAACCAGAAAGCCGCCGGCCGCACGCAGTATGGCTCACAATGTGAGTGCCCATTGACTGCCAACGGCCTGTGTGACCACGCAACGGATGCGATCCAAACTCGCATGCCGAACGTGCGCGTGATCCGGCTGCTGTCCATCGACGTCTTCTGGCAAGACCCCGACATGCTCGGTTTTGCCATGATTGCGATTCGTTCTGCCTTCCCGGGTGTGCTTGTGGAGATGTACGCATCCCTCACACACTACGACCAGCTCACCGGTACCAAGTACGGTGGAGAGCAGAACTACCGCATCGTCGAGATTGACGGAGTAGCCAAAGTGATCGCCAGCGTCGCCGGCAATGGAACCACGGTTTACGGCCCACACGGCGTGAGTCAGTGGCTTTTCAAGCCATGTCCAGACGACTCCATGCTCAACTGGGTGACCGACAATGTCTATTCGTACAGTAGGAATGAAAACGAATTTGACGGCGCGGTTGTGTTTCGGTTGGTGTCAAACGCCAACGGCACCCCACTTGGACCACAAGTGGATGAGCTGCCTGTGCCTCCCAACTGGGAGGTTGCGGTGCAGCGCGTGGCAAGCATTGCCGCAGCAAGCTCCGCGAGCGACCCCTCAGCCGTAACCAGGGTTGCCCGCTCCAGCGCTGCACGCATATTCGACAAGACTGACAGAGTCTCGTTGGATGTGCCGGACCACCTTGTGCGCAGCTTCACGCGCCGCCTGATATCCGAAGGGATTGAGCGCGCGGAAGAGGACCAGACCCTGATCATAGCGAACACAGCAGATCGGGTCCTGCGCATGCGCGAGGTCGCGAATCTGGCCGATTCCTTGGCCAGTTTCTGGACCCAGACCATGACCGTCGCCATCGTGGTGACGTTCATGTGCGTCCTCGCCCTCCCCTGGGCACTTTTGTACGAAGTGCCCACCAAGGCGCTGTGGGCCATCGGGCTCAACGGCATCTGGGTGGCCATGTACTGGGCAGGATATGCTCGGACATGGCTCCGGGGCAGAAAGTGGAAGTTGACCGGAAGTTGGCAGGTGATCCTCATCCTGTTCATCCTGATGGTCAGCATAGTGCCAATAGCCGTAGCTGGCCCCGTGCCCCACGACCAGGGACACATCACCACGGAGGACCAAGACCGTGGTTTCGCCACGTACCACTCAGGCGCGCGTGAGTGCCCACGCCACCCAAGCGCCAAACTGACTGTGGAACCCCAGCTGTGCCGAGAGGGCCAGCAGCCACAGCTTTATGGGATGACGAGCGCCACGTGCAGGCCCTTGTTTTCCGCCAACTGTCAGTGTAACGAAGTCACATCGCTAAACGAGCGAGCACTGGCAGACCGCCCATCCGTCGCCGAGGAGTTCTGGAAAGTAGCCACCCTCGCCGGCGAAGCACTCCGAAGGGATGTCATCCAAAGATACCACCTGACGAGCGAGGCCGCGTATGAGCAGCTCCATCGTGTAAAAATGGGGTTTGAAGACTGGGTTTCCCGTGACCACGTCTCTGCAACAAAACGCGCCGCGCTCCGAGAGGCCTACGATGACGTCAAAGCCGTCGGCTTGGCAGCACGCGATTTCATGCGTAATGTGTTTGTGAAGATAGAACCGGTCAGTAAGATGATTGGGGGCGTCTTTACCGACTTCGCGCCCAGGACCATCATGGGCATGAGCGACAAGCTGCAAGTCACCCTCGGACCGTACTTCTCCCGCATAAGCAAGGAGTACGGCAAAGTCTTTGACCATCACTCGCCGGTTATGTATGCGATCGGCAAAACGAGTGAGGACATTGGTGCTTTTGCACAACACTGGATTGGAGTGCTGTCGGAGGGCCCGCTGCCCGCGGTCCTCATCGACGCCGACGCATCCCGATTCGACAAAAACCTGGACAGGTCAGTCTTCGAAGCACGACACGAGGTGCTGAAACGACTGCGCGCCCCCAAGCGCGTCCTGGACGCATACCTGAGGAAGATATCCAAGCGAGGCACCACCCGGCATGGATTGTACTTTAACGTCGACGGCACACGCGCAAGCGGTGACTCCGACACTTCCTGGGACAACACCCAGATCAACCTGGATTTTTGGGCCGCGTACTTTGCCAAGCGCGGTTGGACCGCTGGCGTGCATTACGCCATGGCCGCGGCTGGAGACGATATAATTGTCATCCTTGCCGCGAGCGTCTACACGCACAACTTTGAGTGGACGGTCCGTGAATACGCCAAGAATGCAGGAATGATTTGGAAGATCCAGCAGCGC